GACTGTCGCAATGGACAGTCTCATCACACCCTCCACTCCTAACACCACCACCTCTAAGACAACTATTCACACACACAACAACAAAAAGCAGCTGCTGCTACAAGCAGCAGCTGCTTCAAAAGAACGATTGCAAAAAGCAACTAAGGCAATTATCAACCAAACGGTTGGTGATGTAAGCCAAGTTGCGCCAATCGTTCGCGGTCACCAATTGGGTGGCCAAAATTACGTCAGCATCACAACTTCCAGTGGCAGGAAGGATCAGCCCACCCAGCGTGTGAACGTTGTTGAAGCAGGTGAGACTGGATCGAGCATCAATGGTCACTTCAACAGGCTGACCAACAAGAACAGGAAGGCCGTGCTCAGCAAGACCAAGGAACTCGTTAAATACGTTCCGAAATCCAGCCGTAGCGTTGGGAACAAGAAGGAAAAAGCAACCATTCAATGCAAGACCAGTCGAAATATTTATCGCAAGCTGGGCATCTACTTCCATGATGACAAACTCGGAGACACCGCAATGGGATCCACCGAGATGACTGTCAACCAGCAGTACACTGCCGCTATGGACGATGACTCGGCTCGCCTGCAATTTGTGATGAAGTTCAAGTCTTGGATCCCGACTGACATCTTTAACGAATTCATGTACTATGTGGTCTATCCTTCTCACGTTAGCGACTTTGTAACGGTCACCAAATGCGCACCACAAGTTCAAGCTTACGCCGCACCGCTCCGCAAAATCGACAACAAACTACTTCGCTATGTGAGCAGGTATGACAAGATCACCAAAAAGACTTCTAAGCGCAACCGGAAGGCGATTGAGAAGCAACGCCGCGCCAATTCCATTCGCAACATCGGAAAAGATACAGTTAACGCACAACGTCCCAAAGTTGAGCGAAGTGTGAACAAGCCGGTTAAAAAGAACAACAAGAGGGCTAAAACTCAAAAAGCTAGTAAGACCCGGAATGTCTGCATGCGCATTATCAAAGACGCGCTGGAGAGCTTTGCACCAATTGCTGACGCTAAGACACTGTATCTCAGTCACTTTAGAGAAGTGCTAGTCGCAGAACAAATACCATTATACATTTGCGTGAACGGCCGTGTGGCCAAAACCAACCACGCGTCGCTGTACAATTGTGAAGGTGCGTTGACTTACGAAGCGTGGAACCAAAGCGGGAAGTTCCTAGAGGCGAAAGACACAACAGGAAAAGTTTTTAAATTCCAGAAGCGTACCGTCTTTAACATGGGGCACTCCCTCTCCATGATAGCTCCCTGGGCAGCAGAGGACGATGATGATGATGATGACGAATTTGGCCCTGTGGATGTGATTCACCCGGTTTGCAAAAACATGTGGCATGCGATGCAAACCACGGTGTATGATCCAAACATCGGCGATGCCATTGACGGATTAGCAATGGCCCGGATGCCAGGCACGTTCATTTGGGATAACAGCAATGACGGTCTTGTTGAAATGTATGACCATCAAGCGCCGGACTTAACGACATGGTTCTATAATGGGCAACCAGCTAGCCCTGGCAAGAATGGTGACGTGGATTTCAATGCCTCTACCAATTCGAGAGTTAGACGGCCAGGCCCATGCGCTGACTGTTACAAGAAGTTAACTAATGTGCCCAAATTCTGGGGTTGGGCCGAAATGTGGCGCAACAACGCACCGAAAAGTTCTTTCAGGAGCGAAGGTTACAAAGAGCCGACCATGGGGAATGGTTATGAAGCTTACGTTAACCAAAAATATGATGCGCTTTATGCCCCAATCATCAATGCCAAAACAATACTGAAACCTGGGAAACTGGTTTCTGTGCGCACTGAGTTCTGTGCCTTTGAATTCAACATGGAACACCCTGATCGCAAGGCTAGAGAGCACCTGTTAGCCACAGCAGCTCTACACTATGCTGGCCGTGCTTGGGTTGATTTCGACGATACCATTCAACCGAAACAAGGGACATGCAGGAAAACATTGCGTCACATAGCGAATCATTTGAGGCAGACTAAAGAAAATCTGCAAAGCTTTGCCGGCAACCATTTCTATGTCAATTGCCCACGCAATGGTATGATCTTGGCTCGCACTGACAGATGGGTCGAAACAACGTGTGAACGTGGCCACAGCAATCGGATGCCGTACTTACTAGAGGGCGAATTGCCAACCACTCTGTGTGGTAGATGCGGTGGCAGTCTCAGCACCAGTGACGCCATAAGCGGAAACACTACCGATATAATGAAAGGTCTCATTGACCAGCTTGGCGTAACCTCCAATTTCTTTGATGACATGACAACTTCTGGCAGTAAAGAGTGGCAATCTAACGTGGAAAACTACGATTACAGAGTGGTGGCACTCGCTCTCCATAACATCAAAGTGTTGCACATGGATGTACAGTATCGCCTCCAGAAAGATGAATTGGCACACATGAAAGGCATGTTTGTGGACCTCGAATTGACGTCATCCGGTGTGAGAGGCTCACTAACTACAGGCATGTACCATGCAGTCCGGGACTGCCTACTAGTTCAAACCTTGAAATCAGCGGGAGAGAGAGAAGTGGAATACTACAACTGTGCTGAGAATGTTTCACGGACTGTCGGACACATCGCGGTACCGTCGGATGATAGCAATGAAGCAGCCATCGTAGTTGGTGATTGGGTGCAACAGTGCACATTGAGTAACATAATGAATGAGAAAAAGAAAAAGATTATCGTCGTATTACCAAACGTGCCTTCTGACATGGATAGGGTGTCATCAGCCGTGACCGACATGGGTGAAGTAGTCAACTACGAAGACAATATGATTTTCACGTTTCACGACTCTACGCATGTCAAAACCATGCACCGAAGCATGTATAGCGATTTGCGGCGAGCACGGTACCTCACTGCATCAGCAACCTATGTCAGCACTACAGTGAGAGTCACTACTGATTGGGTGGTATTAGTGTTGGATCGGCTGGACAATAAAGAGAACATAGAAGCTTCACAACCGTTCTTCAACACGAATAGTACTGGTACCATGATGAAATTCACACTGCCCATGGTACATGGCAGGGGCGTGGCAGGCTTAATGGGTGGTTTCAACATCGAGCTCAAGGAATTCACAGTGAACAAGAAACTGTTGAGGATGTTACTCACTCGGAATATCTATAAAGGTGATATAAGCTTCTCTGAGATGAAAGTTGCAGCCATTGGCTACGCATTCCGGAAGTACAATACAGCATCCAGAACGATTACCAACATGGATGTCGGGGCAGATGATGTTATGAGTCACGCATACCTGGCCACCGTGCTCACACGACGTGCAATCCTAAAGCGGGAATGGGTACTGGATGCCATAGCTGAGGAATATAGTTGGGCTGCTGTTTGCAAACAAATTGGTGTGTCCCTAGTTAATGTGCTGATGGTCACAGCAATAGAGCAGGCTGGGATTATCGATAGATCAACAGTTAAACAACTGGTTAACAATTTTGATCAAATGACGGTGACTATGCTAACAAATGCTCTTGGAAATAATAACTTCAATGAACTGGAAGATTGGTTAGAGACAGATAGCACTGCAGAGGGGATTTGGTTAAGCTACACCCCATTAGAGCTCAGCGCCATGCCGACTTGCGGGCACCACAATGGATACTGTTTGCATGTAGGTGACAATATTTGTTCTTGCTGCGGCAAACCAACAAATGACAAGATGTGTCAGTGCTGCACTCAAGGAAAATGTGTGATGCAGCACAACTGCACCCACGCATGCATTGGGCACGGTGACAGCACTGGAACCAAATGCACTTGCTGTGGGGTGGATAGCGATGGGGCATTGTGTATAAGTTGTGTCGAGCATTCCGCTACTGATGAGGTGGAAGCTTGGCCATGGATAAGTATAGACAAGATCATTGAGGAACGTGAAGTCTTGGCAAAGAGTGGCTCTAGCAGACCAAATCGAGCGCAAAGAATGGATGAGGTGGGTATGAGGACTACCAAGCGCGAGCCTGGCACAATCTACTGGCATAAAAATTTTAACCTGTGGGTGATAGAACCACGGACAGAATGCACTTTTACAAAAGGATCAGAACACCAGCACATTTGCGCGGTGAAGATCAATGGCAGGGAATGTGGCAGCTTGTACCAGCACACCCACGCAAGTCGCAGAAAACCGGAGTCATTGCACCCCCAATTCGTGGGAGATTGTAAGAGATGTTGGCCGAATCCAGTAGCCACAATGGACCCAGATACTATCCCGATCCCAAATCCGTTCCTTGATAAAGGTAAAGGTCGGGAGAAGAGCGACGAAGGGGGCACACAAGTGCCAACTAATGCGCCTCGGACGGAACCTCTTACAAATGATGGACCTGTGACCGTGGAAAAACCTGAAGTAAATGAATGGTTTGACATGGGCTTAACCGCACTTGGCCCGCGATACATGGCAGCACTATTAGAGCCCAGCCTCTCAGAGGCATTCCTGAGTGATCAAAACATGCCACAAGGTACGGGCAGCAACTTCCGTTACCTAGTACAATGCAGGCAGACAATAGAGCGCGCTAATGTTGGCATAATCCACACAATGTTAAACAGCAACTTGGGCAGTGACTGCGGTTACACCGCCTTGCAAATGCTATTCAGTGACCTGGTGCAACCTACTCTACTCTCAAGAGTAGTTAAAACCAAAAATAACATGACTGATGAGGATATCTTACGAGTTGCCCCACTGATCGGATACAACATAGGTGTGCTAACTGACGCTGGGCTGACGGTAAATAAAGTTAGCAATGATGTACTTGTGTATTGCGTGATGTACCAAGCGGCCAACGTCAACACGGAGCAACCAGCACATTGGCAACCAGTGTTATTACAGCATCTAAAATGGACAAACGAGTTGATTTCATCTTCTGTATTAGCCACCAAGCCAATCCTAGATGCAACAACCAACCGAATCACAAAAGGGACGAACCCACATTGGTCTCGCGACCTCCTAACAGAAGAGCAAATCGTCCTGATCGAGTTAGCACTCCATGACACATTCGTGGCATTCGAATTGGCGAGTCATTCCAATGAATTAGAAATAATAAAGGTTGGGTCAGACTATTACCTGCCAAACAACACATCCAGGAAACACATGGTCAATACAGGTTTGATACACATCCGAATACCGCAGTGGGCCTTGAATTTAATGCTTACGTTAACCGAGCCAGGAGGAAACGACCACCACTTGTTACAAGCGGACTGGAATCGTGACAGCGATTTCGATCTATCAAGAGATGCACTCGGACACTTACAAGCGGCCATTCGCGTGTACAACTCCTTCAGATTGCTGCCCAACCAGTGGGGGGGAAAGATGCCCGCGCACGATAAAGTGCCAATGTACGTGAATAGTGGTGTTGTGCCGATTTTGCAACTTCCACCAGGGGTTTGGAAAGCTCTTGACCGCATATACTACGTGACCAACAGTGGTCTCATCCCGGTGAAATTGAGCCCAACTTTCATTGCCGGAGGGTGGAGCTCACCCGTCGCTCCTGGGATATTCAACACCGGCACTGTGCAAATGATCACACTCAAGCAGAGTTGTGGCAGCGCCATACGAACAATTGTGTCTCTGATGAAAGAAATGCCACACGAATCAACTTGCCTGGCAAAGATGCGAGATTCTTACATGTTTATCGGCCCAGGCGGAGCCGGGAAAAGCACGAGAATTGCTGAAGCTTATAAGAAGGGTGACATAGTTGTCAGCGCCACAAGAGGATCGATCGCTTCTCTTAAGAACAAGATCAAGGTCAAAGACAAGAAAATAATATCTTTTGAAAATCTAGCTAGTGGGGTCACCACTATTGAAGCAACAGTGAATACAATCTTCTTTGATGAATGCACACTACTAGACCCAGTATTGTTAGCGTTCGCCATAGAGTCCCCCTACATGCCGGAAATTCGATTCTATGGTGACAATACACAGATAGCTAATAAAGATTTTGTTGACTGCCCTGGTACTAGAATGGAAATCAGCCTCCTGGACTTCTGTAAAGCTACTGAGACCACCAACGTGCAATATCGCATTGGCGAGGGCCTTGCCACGGAAATCGACTTGGTTCGACCAGGTGGCTACAAGTCGTCACCAGGACATAAAGGCACTACCTTCGCCACGATGGACGTTGTGATGGTAGATGCAAAAGAAGTAATCAATGCTATCAAAGAACATAACATATCCACTGTTCTTGTGTTCTACAAGAAGCACGCTAAAATAATGAAGGAAGCATTAGCCGGTGACGCGTCTTTAACAAAAGTTGTGATTGAAACTGTCCATAAATTCCAGGGCTTGGAAGCAAAACGTGGTATGATTATACAGGCCCGCATGGGCGACAGAGTATACATCGAAAATGACCCGACTTATTGTATGTCTGCAGTGACTCGATTCAGTGAGCATCTTGTACGGGTTTCCGTGGACATGCACAAAGGACTATTATTGCGCAAGCGATTGGGGGTGTCAGCCGTTGCAAGTGGTTTAAATATATTTAGAAGCGTTGGCGGGTCCTGGGACGATGTGTTAGCCAATGTCCAAACCGGAAAGAAACAAATGCACTTTACATATAATGCCGATGTGGACACAGACACTCTTGATGTTAACAAGTTACAAAAGATAGCAAATGACCGTGCACGTGGTACTGGGGTAGTGATCAAACACACACTTTCAGACGACAAACTAAATACAGTGAGCATGATGTTTGGTCGTAGTATCATAGAGATAGATACAGACCTCAGCACCATGGATTCCAAGGTGGTGAGCGATACAATGGGCTTGGTCGAAACTTATGATGTAATCAAAGAACTGCATAACTCTATCAAGGAGGCAAAAGGATCTGAGGAAGAGCTAGATATGCACGATGTGGTGCATATCAGTCACCTGAACTGGACTGTCCTCCAGGGACTGGTGGGCGCTTTGCATGCTATGCAAGGGGTTTTCGGGACAGTGGCCTGCACTATTCCTAACTACAATATCGCGAGCAATGGTAAATCACTCTCTGTTTACTATAGGGCGCAACGCGTGGCAGTCGTAAGAATGACAGCTGCTGAGCAAGTTGTGGACTTAGAATGGAGTTCTGCGGACATTCAGGTTCAAAACATTCTGGTGGAATTAGGTTTAGATCCGACACATCGTCCTAACAAGGTTCATAGCCTCATATCGAACCACCCGTACGGGAATTTGCATACGTACATGAGTTTCAACGCTTGGTTGCGTAATGCGGACAAGGCAGTGAACGTGTTGATCAAGAAATTAGTGGCCATGGATGGTTTGCATAATTTAACACACCACGTCAACCAGAAATGGTTGGACAAGCTTGATACAGCGGTGCAAAGTAACGTCTCAAGTTTGACCCGAGTGACCAAAACATCGAGCGCAGACAACCAGGTGGGGACACCCATAGTTTACGTGAATGAGGCACGTTGGCCCATAATAGTGACAATGTCCACCACAAACGATATCCGCATGAGCCCCCTGCATGAAGTATTAGATCTCGAATCAGACTTTCTCCTGACAGCTCTCGATAATTTCTTTGACAGCCTAGCCGAAAGTGGCATTGGGTTACTTCTGCGCGGGCTGGGATACAACCTGAATACAAGAATGGCAGCTGGCATCGAAGGCCTCATCATGCCACTAGACCAACACAAAGAGCGTGGAGATAAAGTGTATCATCTAGTTGCCAACACACAAGGGCGTCTTGCCTCTCGTGCCCTCAAATCAGTAGCTAAACCAATGGGTCTACCAGTTAATTTGGGCACCGAGATCACTAATTTGTTGAAAACTCACATGCCTGGCTTGAGTGTGCAATTGGTACAAAGCGCCGCTGGTGTGGACCAGTTGTATGTACTAGAGCAGAGTGTCTTGATGTCATTGCACCACCACAGAGACGAATACACGGTCGTCACCAACAGACCAGCCACCATCATGATGTGTGGCCACCAAAACAGTGTGGTGATGATAGAGCCATGGCAACATAACGGAATGAAATTACACCAAAATGGCATCAGGATATTCTCGGACCATATCGCCAACTTGTTGAACCTTCACGTAGAATATGCTAAGGATGACAGCACAAAACCGAAAGATGATAACGCTGCATACAACCTATACTTGGTGAACAGTGCAAAGAAAAACATAAAAGCTCTCGACGGTCCTTGGGTAACAAGGAGTGGTAACATGCGTGATCAAATTATCGTGTCACCGGAGTGTTTGCCGACAGATGTCACGAGTGTGGAAACTGTGCTGCATAGTGGCAACAGAGTGTATACCTGGGTCCCTGACTTAAATCCACTATTAAAGGCGGATGCAATCGAGGTTGTCACAGCTGGTGGCATCTCTCATATTAAGAATAATGGTATATCGTGCGTTGTCAGTCTACCCACGATTTGGTATGATATACTCACCGCCCGAGCGGTACACCACACGCCAAAGGGAATGTTATATGCTGAAACACTCTTCACCCTTGGCCCCACAAGAGTAATCCAACTCAAAATGCAACGACACCGCTTCCTACTCACAGCGCCATTAGATCATGCAGTGGGGCTAGGGATGGTCAAAGTGAGGGTGCCAGTGGTGGATCTTGACTTAATCTCCGCAGCTGGACACAAAGGTATATTAACAACGAGGACCTTCACTACGCCAATGCGTCTAATACGTCATCTCAGTTTAGTGCTAGCCCGCGACAACCGTACATTTGAAGACCTACGTGCAACAGCTCGAGTGATACTGAATGGTGAAACTTTCACCGCACACAATATATATACGAGGGAAAGCACTAGTCCCTCAGTTGCACTGGACACAGCATTGGCTGTAATGTTATACCAGGGCCGTATGATCAATGGTCTGCAAACGGCAATGGCAGAGCTCCAGGCTATTAAATATGACGCGGCACATGCTAGTTACGAACACGCCGCTGCAAATGTTACTGGAGTATTAGGTAGGTTGATGAGTGCTTCTGGCCTGAATCTCGAACCGCGTGAAGTTTTGAACGCAATAGCTGAAACCACCCCAACTCATGATTTGAATATACTACGCCAATTGACCATTGAATGGGATAAACTTGTGGTTCAGCAAGGACATGTGAGTCGTGAAGTGAGGCAACATGACCGTGTCGGCAACACTACAAGCCTCACTGATATTCGAATCGACCACACCGGAACAGTTGCCATGCCGGACTCTATTGGCCGATTTGTGTACAATAACTTACGTTATATAGCTGTCACGACCAGGCACGGTCCAATCACTGACTTATACGAGTACCCAACAATAACAGCGATCCGAGGACCTACAGCCACACTCGGGCACAAGAAAGCGACATCAAAGGTTTTGCAACCTATGGCTCCGCAGTTCGTTAAGACACCGCAAGCACCCCCCCCTGCAGCGCCTGAAGTGACCTACGAAGACTTTGAAAACATGTGGACAATCACGCTAAACAAAATGAGCAAGACGTTTAAAATCCGCCACCCTAGACATAAGCTCTGGTTCGACAGCATATTACCAACAATAATAGCTGGCCGGGACGCACACGACGGCGCACATTTACAAGCCGCTGTGAAACACTTTGAAGAAGAAGTCGAAGATGCATTGGACACGGCGGGATTGACAGAATGGGAACGGTTAGTGGGTCATAACCTCTGGCTGATGAACCTTAAAATGCCTGACACAGTTTGGGTGGGGAAGAATGAATTCAAAGATATGTTGGTCGGTATAACCGCTATTGGCACGAGGGGTGACATGGTCCCAACGATCGCAATAGCCAGCACTTTGATACAAGCTGGCGCTGACGTCATTATGTACATCCCACATGCGTGGGTGCAGGATTGTATGAAAATTGTGCCTTTAGCCACATTAAGACCGGGCAACTGGGATGCAGCTGAAAAACTGGCATTAGCGTTCAAGGCGAACAACTATAACCTCGAAGCTGTCAACACAATATTAAACAGCGGTACCAGTCATAATATATTGGCAGATGTTGACTGGAAAGAATCTGGATTCGTCGATGCCTGGATCGGCACCACTGCAAACCCGCAAGCTAGATTGTTGAGTTGGGCACACAACAAGCCTTACTTACAAGCCCAATACTTACCAGTGTTTGCCAATGAAACTGAAACAGAAGAATGGTATGTGACAGCATACCGGAATTTCATGACTAATCAAATCACGCTATTGAATCTACCAAAATTAGAACAACTATACCAAGAGATACGGGGTATCAAATTGGACACCACCAGATTCTTGAGTGCACATTACGGCAACGCTATTATGTTTGAAGAAGAGCTGTCGGGCATGGAACGTGGCCCGAACAACTACAGAGTGGGTAGCATGTCAAGGCCATTACTGGGCCAAAATCTCAACACACTCAGCGAAGCGACAGGCGTGCTCCTCACGTTTGGTTCAATGCTAGACGGTGTGCCAGACATGACCTACATGTTGATAGCAGAGGCCCTCGTACGGACCAAGCAACGCATACACGATTTACACCTGATTAATCTGCCAGTCGGAAGGTTTGAACAATTGGGGCTCGTAGACACAATTGGGAATGAAAAATTCTTGAATGGTAGAAAGATTAAAATACATTCACATAACAACGTGGATCTGCGATCGGCGACCAAAATGGGACTCATAATACATCACGGGGGTGCCGGCACCACCATTGGTTTCAGTGAGACTAGGGTGAATCAGGTAATCATTCCAGTCGCCTTCGACCAATCAGGATGGGGAGAATCCATAACAAAGCACAAGATGGGCACCTGTCTCAAGATGCACGGGAAAATAGAGGAATATATCGCTGCAATGGACTGGTATGACGGAAGGCACGACCATGCTGTGCAACCAAAACCAGGCACATGCGACCGGTTCTTGGCTAGTTTAGTTTCAGAAATTAACCGTGGTCGTTCAAACCATGACATCCTAGCAGTGCCACACGTGGAAGATCAAAATGTATTCAACATGACGGCAAATGTATCTGAAAACTGGATGGACTTAATGCGCTATGGCCTGAGACCCACAGACTGGAGGCACCAACCCGAAATCCCTCTCGTGCCAGTGGGGTGGCACGTTGGCTACGCTACGAGCGACCCTTCTATAAAATATGATCCTGCCGTAGCGGGGCCCTGCACCTTGCATGCAATCGCGTATGCGACGAAGGAAGAGTTGCCAAAGCTGGAGAGCTTTGCAAAACGTATTGGTCTCAATAATTTAACAACGGGAGCCTTGAGTCATGATGTACTCTTAATGTGTGCCATACTTGGTTTCACAGGAGTGGTACGAGATGGTATGAGATATGAGACAATGAACCTAAATAATGGCCCATTAGTCTGGTTCTTGAATAGAGACGGCCATTGCATGGTTACACACCCACCAGATGTTGGGTCAATCAAATGGGTGCGTGACGCTTTGCTACCAACTGCACCCATAACCAGTGTGGGCACATCAAGGCCAGACAGAGAGGTGAACGGTGTCACCATGCCAACCACCGCAGTCAGTTGGTCACATAGTGGAGCCACACATTTCGGAGCTAATCCAAGGCAAACATTAAGCGTGTTGCGGGCATTTTGTAGGAAAACGATTGAGCAACTACGAGACGGAAATGACTCTATAGCCACGACAAAGTTAAGACAAACACGGAAAATGATGCAACGGATCAATCGTGCTGAGTATGTACCAACAGAATTCACCACCTGGGGAGTCACTGAGGCAGATACTCATGTGGTAGTTGACAAATGCAAACCAGGTGCCTTGTATATTGGCTGCGACCATAATGGAGGGGCTCATTGGTTGATTGGGGCCCATCATAACGCAGAGTTCATCCTAATCAAGGACACTGACGTCAAAATGTTGCCGTTCTTCTTCACCACGTACCAACAAATAGTAAGGTTTGACACGACAGTGAAGCATATTGTCGGTAAAAGCTACGGGAATTCTTTAGCACTTAACCGCCAAACAGCCAAGTACATGGAGGAACTCACTGGTGAGGTGATCAATGTAGTGGGGTCCTATAACGTAGACAAGCCAGTGATAGTGACGGACTTTGGCAACTATCAACATCACATGTACCACGATAGAGACAAATTAATGGAGCACGTGAATCAAATCCATTTTGTCAGTACAGTGGGCGGTGTGGTAACACTGAGGCAGGATCCGGAACTAGTGAACCGTTTGCTACACAAAGGGATAGTGTCCACCGGGTTACTCCGTGGCAAAGAGATGTTCGTCTATCACGGCAGATCGTCTCACCAAATGCACGAGTTCTTGAAGCAACATGATGCTTCAACACAAATCAAGATGAACAGTGCTTGGTTCAGCAAGCCATTGAGTGATAACCGGCTGAAATGGCTCGAGGCGCAACATGATTGGAAAGATGATGGTGCGGGGAACATGGTGTGGCAACCCAAACCTCAACGCACACCAATCAAAAGACAATATCACCATCAGGAATTACAACTCCTGGCAGAACAATGTGGTTCGTTGCTGGCGGAAACAATGGCTACAAAAATTAATGAGACTGACACCATCTCAATCACCCCATATTACGGTACTTACTCATTAGAAATAGTGCATGAACTAGAAGATCACGTCATCTTCAATGATTATGGCGACTTATGGGAATTGAGATGGGAAGCTATGCCACTGCTGTTGAACACAGACACATTGGCAACGATCGCAAAACTCAATAACAATACTCTAGACATCAAGGTGTGTTATGATGCCAACACAAGGGTTGGCAACTCAACGCTTGTGACGGCAGACAAAGATCTACACTTAAATAACCCACACATATTGTATTGCGACGGTACTATAGCAGAACTAATTCTAGAAGCAAAGCGTTCAGGCATAACCATGACAAACCGAAGGTGTGAGTGTGCGAATGCATCACTCTACAATAAATTAGCTGAGGCCTTCGACGTCATATGCCCTGACGGTGTGAGGACAGGAAGAGAGCCACGTGGGTCCCTGCATTTCACCGAAGATTCTTTCATGACATCAAGAGACCCGGAAAAGATCAATGACTTGGAAACACAAGATCCTGCAATGCAGGAAATAAATCTGCTACACGTACTTGAAGCTACAGCGCCTTGCCCGCCCAACTATGTGGACGGGGATAAAGTCTTCTCAACAAATTATAGAGCTAACGCAACAGATTTACAACTGTTTGAAAGCATAAACACAGGTTGGTTCCTCCACACTCGTATACTCAACCCAAATAAAGTCGAGAAAAGAGGGCGCGGTGAATTCGGAATTACGAATGGTAATGAACAGGACTGTTTCCTGTATGAACATGAAATCAAAGAAATCAGTGAACTCAAAACCAAGCTGGTTATCCGGGATGTGCCCCACACTAATCCAGCTATCATACCCTTGCCTCCTGAAGATTGGATGGACGACAGGGGAATGAGGCTGCCATGCAGTCCATTCACTATAACCGGTCTTGGCAACGGCAAAACCATTATTGGTTATGATGCACTGTTACCAACTTATGAATGGATGGATATGTGGTGGCAACCTGGCGACAACAAGTTGCCCACCGTGCTCGCTAATGATGACTGGGCGAAAGAGCTTGACATGCGCAGTAACGTGGACACGGGACAGACATGGGCAAAGATTGTGAACAACACAGACAATGGGTGGCCGAATTTATTGCGCGTGAGAGATGAGTTGAGGCCTTTCCCCAGCCTGCTAGGTGCCACAGTGGGCAGCCAATGGGAGATACATGCGACGCCAGAACACTGGGCGCAAGACATGGAGCGCGGCGTGTGGGAAGGTTGGACAAAAGCTAGCAAGGTCACAGTGTACGTCAACACTACCAGTTCTCCTCACACTAAAGTGGCATTAGCACACAACTCGATGTACACCATGAACCCCCCTTGCGTAGTTTCGAAAACTGTGATGAAGGGGCGCACAGACGTCGTGAAAGAATTGATACTCAATCGTCAGTACAAGCGGGAAAGAAACACTTGGGATTTCCGAGAACACCAGGCCTATTGGCATAAGGCAAGCGACACAGGAGAATACGAGCAGCCAGAATCCAACAAAGAATTCCAAGTCGATTTCAAGATAGGTCAAACTACAAAGCCATACGCCATTGGCGCCCCACCGGGTGCAGGTAAGACGCATTTGAGTAAATTAATGCCTGGGAAATTTGCTGACCATGATGACTACCTCGACCAAAAAGAACATGCAAGACTGGTCGCTGCAGGAGATATGATTGAGGTCAGTAAGTTCCATAGGAATGTCAGTGTGCCGACAAATAAAATGTTACTCACATGGGGACCATTTGATACACCAAAGACACATCAGTTCATCGGGTATGTAATACCAACCCGCACCACGCACAGCGTGAACGTGGCAAGGCAAACATATCAACGCGCAGCAAGAGTACGGATATTAACACAGACAGTGTATCCAGTTGTAAAGATCGATAGGGTACATGACTTTGGTGCAGCTGTGAATAAACTGGTACAAGTATATGAAGGCAGGAAAGAGAAGCCTGTTACTGACTACACCTTCAACGGAGTCGAGTCTTTGGGTAGCTTCATTTACAAAGAAGGGACTGAGCCACCAACCCCACAGGTCAACCATTGTATGTCCAAGAATCCTTGGCTACCATACATTCCACCATTGAACACTGACCATGGTGAGAATGAGGGCATAGCTGATGAAGCCATCCCAATTCAAGTGATGAATCTGTGGGAAGAACGCGATCAAACCGATAAGGTTGTGCTATTTGCCCCCGGCATGGACAACAAGCTGCAAAAACCGCACAGTGCTGAACAGCCCAATAAAATCATCACAACCACAAAAGTGACTCTCAAGAGGTACCCTGTGAGGTCACGCCCCGTTAGGACTAAAATGTTCGCCGCACAGACAAAAGCAGCTATCCTCCGTATGGAAAATCGGGTTGTTTACAAGAAAGATGAATTGGATGTGGATCTGGAACTGAAAAGGTTCGCCGAAGCGTACTTCAAGACTGGGTGGCAATCAATAGTGGAACGCTGGCAACCATTGTACTTTGATCCTGCAGCTGTGAATAAATGGTTACATGACCATCCGGGGTCAGACAAGTTAGCTAAAGAGGTGCAAGAAGTTCTAGCTACTGGGTTCCTAGACGACCCACTAAATCTAGCAAACGTGCATGCTAAGTTAGAGAGCTTACTCAAGAGCAACCCTATCATGGACTGGACGAAAGAACAAGTGCGAATCATTGTATGGCAGTCAAAAGGGAAAGCGGCTCTGTTCTCAGTATTCAATGAAGCGAAGAACAGATTAAAGATGTTGCTGAATGACAAAACAATTTATGCGGATGGGCTATCTCCAGATGATCTATCGGCACGCTTGCGAGCAGTACCTAATGATGGAGCTTGGATATTAGAGAGTGACTTGGAAAAACAAGACAAACAGACAGAAGGTGAAACATTGGATTGCGAAATGGAAATTTACAAGAGATACCTAAAGGTACACTATCTGGTGGTCAATTTGTGGCGGAGAGTGCATGATCTATGGAGGTATAAAGGAACACACATCCGAGGAATGAGTGATGGGATGAGATGGACTGGCCAGATAACCACCGCACTAGGGAACGTAATAGTTTGTATGTTGGCACTGATGCTGATGGTAATTTTGATGTGGTCATCACTGCTAATTATTTTATTCTTGGGTGACGATAACCTGACGATAACAAAACGGCCCCCTGACGCGACAAGTCTACGCTCATACATTAAAAATCATTGGAATATGTTGTCTAGCGCAACAGTTAACAAATATCATGGCACCTTCCTACAAATGATTGTTGCACCAAATTCCATAGGCACTTTCGATATCGGACCAGACTGGGTGCGTTTAAGGAGTCGCTTCGAAGTAACGAACGGCGGCAGCAGTGACCCAAGCACAACAGTGCTTGAGAGGTGTGCAAGTTATGCAATGATGCTCGGTGACACTGATGTGGGTCGTAGATTAATGGATAAATTGCAACTAGATTTGCCATTGGTAGCTTGGTATGACGTGCCCAGCATAACTTTGGCTATACAACACAAGTACTCTAAACCATACGAGTGGGTGAGGAACGAGCTGGCAGAGCTCGAGGCCATGATCACCGAACCCCATCTATATTACCAGGAATGGGAACATTTCACCACAGTTTAACACCAGTTGCCCCATGGGCGGGCAGGGACATTCCCTGTCCAATGCTCACTTTACACCATGCCCATACCGGGAAATGGCCATTAATAATGACTTTGAAAGATAGCATGAGGTTGCACTTCACGCAACGGGGATGTGTGGTGGACCCAAATGGTGACTTGTATGAAGCTGGTAGCGTACTGGTACAACTAAACGAAAAGGCACCACTGACGACAATGGAAAAACGGTCAACATCTGGTGGTAGCCATGTGAACGCGGTTTCAAATCACTATACCACAGCAAATGCGCGCATCGCAGTACAGAGCCACTTGGATACGAGCAACTGGGCACAAGGTGTGACCACTAGGGATGTAATTAGCGGCACTGATGCTCATGGTCTGTCATTAACCATGTGTCAGGACTATGCTCTGAATGATGATGAGCTACAACAAATCAAGGACATCGAAGCAGACCTCAATAAACTGGATCTATATGGCGCAGTATCG